TCAGCGCGAGGTGCCCCAGTAGCCGCTGCGATGACCCAGCAACAGGCTCGGAATGCGGGCGAAGTCCATGGCGCCCGGCCGGATGACGGGAACGGCCTCGGGCTCGTAGACGCTGGAGTCCAGCAGCATCACCCGGCGGCCCTTCGCGATGCGTCCGGCCATGGGGCCGGGGCCTTGTTTCCATTGAGGCTTGCCGCCGACCGCCACGCTGTGGACATGGCCGCCATCCGCCAGCTTCGCCAGGTGCTGCCTTAGCGCGGCGCCGCCGGGCTCGGGCCGGTAGCCCTCGACACGCTCCGCCAGCATGTGGTCGAGTTCCTTCGCGGATGCCGCCTCGTTGGCTTCGAGGTGCGCGGCGACGGCGCGCTGCACTTCGCCGGCAAGGTCGTGATCGGGCGCGATGCTCATTCGGTGGCTCCTTCTTTCTCGTTCGTCGTGGTGGCGCCGAAGGTGTCGAGCACCCGGCGTGCGATGCGATCGGTGCTGGCCTTGCCGGCGCCGTACTTGCCGCTGCCATTGAGCACCTGGCTCACCGCCGCGGCGCTCAACCGCAGCTGCGCTGCGATTTCGGAGCGTCGTTGCCCGGCGCATGCATCGCGCAGCAGGGCGAACCAGGCTTCGCCCATGTAAGGGGGCGGGGCGCCGTTCATGCGGCCTCTCCGCGCGGCGCCGGAGGCGTGGCACCGATGTCGCGTAGTAAGGCGTAGCGCTTGAGGCCGTCCACGCGCCGGGCGTCGACGCGCACGGCCCGGGGGCATTGCCTCGACCACGACAGCATGAGCGCGCCGGCCTGGCGACGGCTCTGCGCGAAGTCGTCGCCCGTGCCGATCAACAAGGCGGCCGCTTCGTCGGCCGTCAGCGCACGCCGGATGCGCAGCAGATTCCACAGGCGATCGGCGAACGGGTCCGCATCGCGGATCACCGCATCGGGCGCGGCCTGGGTGGAGGCCGCCTCGCCCTGTTCGGCTTCGATGCGACGCTGGGCGAGTGCCATCAGCGCCTTGGCAACGAACCATTCGGACGTCGTGTTTTCTTCCATCACGCGCTTCCTCCCGGGCGCCCGGGGGCCTCAGTCCTGGCACGGTTTCTTTTCACAGTACGTTCCTCCTCGCTTGTGGGCACTGCTCGGTTTGCTGGTGTCGATGTGCGCGTACTTGTGTCTTTTCGAACCTGTGCAGGTTCTTTTCGTCCTGCTCGCGCGCTTCTTTAACCCGATCAAGGTGTCAGATCATCGAGATATCCTGTTTTGTGTTTGTTTCCTCGATTATGCACATGTAGTGGGTTTTTGCAATCAAGAAAAACATGAAAACGAACTTTCCTGAGTTCTTTAACCTGAAATGGGTTGCAAAACTACCTCTGCATGTCTAGCATCCGGCCGTGCACACAAATCAGAGTTATCGTGACGTCGCAAATCAATACTCCGCCCGACGACACCGAGGTGAAGGCCCGTGTCGGTGAACTGGCCCTTGCGCAAGGAGCGCGCGTGCGCGACCTGCGCAAGCAGAAGGGACTCACCATCGACGACCTCGCGCAGCGCAGCGGGCTCCACTTCAATACCGTGGGTCGCATCGAGCGGGGCGTCAGCGATGCCAGCCTCGAGCAGCTCTACGTGATGGCCCTGGCGCTCGGGGTCGATCCGGCCGAGCTCAACCCTTTCCAGCAGGTGCACTCGCCGAGTCAGCTGTCGAGCGGACTGGACGACGAGACCTTCGTGCTGGTCGAACTGCTCGACGTTCGCGTGAGCGCGGGCAACGGCGCCATCAACAGCTCGCAGGACCACATGGGCCGCTTCGCCTTCAACCGCTCGTGGATGGCGCGCAAGGGCGTGAAGCCGGCGCATGCCCGCATCGTTCATGCACGCGGCGATTCGATGGCCGACAAGATCAACAACGGCGACATCCTGCTGGTCGACACCGCGACCAAGTCGCTCGACCAGGACGGCGTGTACGTCATCCAGCTCGACGGCCACGACTACGTGAAGGTGCTGCAGCGAGACTTCTCGACCGGCGGCCTGCAGATCATCAGCTACAACCCCGCGTACAAGCCGCAGGTGCTGAGTGCCGAGCAGGCGGCGGAGCTGCACATCAGCGGCCGCGTCGTGTGGCACGGCGGCGAGATCTGAAGCCGCGCGACTTGCGTCGCAGTGTAGGGAGCAGCGCTTCCTGAACCAGAGGCCGGCCGATGTCGGCCTCAGCCTTTTGACCCTGGCGCCCGACGATTCGGGCCATGGGCAAAGACACCTCCCGAACACTCTTCTTCGAACATCGCCGCGGGCGTGAACGGGGCCAGGCCCCGCGGCAGTTGCTTGCCGTGCTCGCGCTCAGCGCGGCGGGGCTTGTCGGCATCGTCGCGCGCGAAGGCTACAGCGACAAGGCTTACCCCGACCCCGTGCACGGCACGGCCGTGCCGACCATCGGCTTCGGCACGACCGAAGGCGTGCGCATGGGCGACACCACCACGCCCGTGCCCGCGCTGCAGCGCGCATGGCGCGACGTACAGACCTACGAACACGCGCTGAAGCAATGCGTGAAGGTGCCGCTGCACCAGCACGAGTACGACGCGTACGTAAGCCTGGCCTACAACATCGGCGCATTCAATTTCTGCACCGGTGGCCGCAGGGGCGGCACATCGGTGCTGGTGCAGCGTCTCAACGCCGGCGACTACGCAGGCGCCTGCGACGCGATCCTCGGCTGGAAGTACGCAGGCGGAGTCGACTGCTCCGCGCCCGGCAACAAGACCTGCGCCGGTCTCTGGAAAGACCGCCTCAAGCTGCAAGCGCAGTGCAAGGAGGATGCGCCATGAGCCTCGCGGCCAGGGCCTGGGCGGCCCTGATTGCCGGCGTGGTGGTCGCACTGCTGCTCGCCGCAGCAGCCTTCGCGATCCACGGTGCCGGCCGCATGCAGGAGCGCGCCATCTGGCAGCAGAAGGAAGCGCAGCGCGCGACGCAGCTCGCGCAGGACCTGCAGGCCGAGTACGAGCGCGGTCGCACCGCGTCGGCGCAATACCAGCTCGGCGCGAGCGCCCTGCAGTCCAGCTATCTCTCCCTCGAAGGCCCTGTTCATGATCTACGTCAGCGCGTTTCTCTTGTCCTTCCTCCTGCTGTTTCTGATCGCCGCGCTGAGCGGCCTGCCCGTGCTGCGCAGGCTGCCGCGCCCGGACCGCGCGCAGATGCTGCGCCGCCTGGCGACGCACAGCGCGACGCTGTCGGCCGCCCTCATCGCCTCAGCCTTGCTGCTGTCTGGATGTGGAACAGCGCGCTCGCGGGCACCGACGTACCCGCGGGTGCCTGCGGACTTGCTGACACCTCCGTCGAAGCCTGTGCTGCTGATGCCGGCCTCACGGTCGACGACGCCTGGACCAACCACGACATCAACGCCAGGTCATGCGCCGCGGACCGCCTCCGGTATCGCGCACTGATCGAGTTCCTCACAGAAAGACCTACTCAATGAGCGATCTCCACGCACGTACCCAGGAGCTGCTGCTGCTCGGCCAGATCCACGGCCTGGTGCAGGCCCTGAAGGACGGCCAGGACAGGCAGACCCGTCGCATGGACGGCTTCGACACACGCTTCGACGCGCTCGACGGCCGACTGCGCACGGTCGAGCAGCGGGCCGCCGTGTTCGGCGCTGCATCGGGCGGCGCGATGGCCGTCGGCACGGCGCTGCTTGCAGAGGCCGTGAAGCAGTGGTTCCGCAACGGGCCCGGCATCAACTGATTTTTGATGCATCGATGCGAGGGGCCGGCGGATGTCGGCCTCAGGCAAACAGGCCTTCGCCGCGACAGTTCATACACCAACCAACGAAGCGATCGATGTACTTCCCGAACCGCAAGCACTCGACTTTTCACACACGCAACGGAGCCCAGGCATGAGCCGTCTCGACACCCTTCGCAGCGCCATCGTGCAAACGCTGAACACCGTGCCACAGATCGGCCGCGTTCACGACCGCGAGCGCGCCCTGGCCGACGAAACCGCACAGCGCGCCCTGTTCCTCTACGACCTGCCCGCAGGCGGCCAGCAGCTGCGCGGCTGGTGGCTGCGCCGCACCGCCACCGAGGAGCGCAGTGTCAATGCCGCCGGGCGTGCGATGAGCGTCGACACCTGGACCGTGCACGGCTATCTCGCGTTCGACGACGCCGGCGCTTCGGAACTGGTGTTCGACGCACTCGTCGAGGACATCCGCGACGCCGTGCGCGCCGACCCCACCTTCGGCGGCGCATGCGCCTCCGGCCCGCTCACCGACGACAAGCGCACCGATGGCGTGCAGGTCGACGGCACCGGCCTGGTCACCTTCTGCGGCGTGCGATGCCACGGCATCGCGCTGCAGCTGCGGACCTGGCGCTACCTCTGACTGCACGCAGGCAGATCTTTCCTTTCGACAACCCAAACCAACCAACTGACGGAGAACGCCGACATGGCAAAACTCATGCGCAAGATGGCCATCCTGGCCAAGGCCGAAACGGTACGCGGCACCGACGCCGTGCCCACGGGCGCGGCCAACGCGATCCTGGTGAGCGAAGTCACGCTCACCCCCATCGAGGGCGACGTCGTCCAGCGCGACAACGTGCGCCCCTACTTCGGCTCGCGCGGCTCCGTGCTGGTCACGCAGTACAGCAAGATCGCGTTCTCGGTCGAGATCGCCGGCGTGGCCGCGGCCGGTGACGTGCCCGCATATGCCGCGCTGATGCGCGGCTGTGCCATCGGCGTGACCACTGCCGCGGGCGTCAGCACCACCTTCGCGCCGGTCACGGACGCGCTGGAGTCGCTCACGATCTACGGCAACGTCGACGGCACCGTCTACAAGATGACCGACGCGCACGGCAACGTGAAGGCCACCATCAACGCCAAGGGCATCCCGAAGTGGCAGTTCGAGTTCACCGGCCTGTTCGTGCCCGCCGAGGACGCGCCGCTGCCCGTGGCCGACTACAGCAAGTTCATGGACCCGCTGGGCGTGAACAAGGCCAACACCACCCTCACGCTCGACGGCCTCGGCGTGGCCGCCAACGCCTTCGCCTTCGACGCCGGCAACACCGTGATCAAGCGCGACTTGATGACCGTGGACGCGGTCGACATCACCGCGCGAGTCTCGACCGGCTCCGTCACCTTCGAGAACACCTCGGTCGCGACCAAGGACTGGATCGGCATGGCCCGCGCCAGCCAGCACGTGAACCTGTCGCTCAAGCACGGCCAGGGCGCGAACAACGTCGTCGAGTTCCTGTCGTCGCACGCGCAGATCGGCAAGCCGACCTTCAGCGACGTCGACGGCGTGCAGATGATCACCGTACCGCTCGAGTTCGTGCCCACCGGCGCGGGCAACGACGAGTGGTCGATCGTCGTGCGCTGAGCTTCGCCGTCACCACCATCGCACAGAGGAACACAAAGAGATGCCCCAGAAACTCAAGATCGCCGTCAAGCCGACCTTCGTCGCCCCGGTGGTGATGCGCGTGCCGGGTGACGGCCAGGTCGAGGAAGTGCGCTTCAGTGCCGTCTTCAAGCGACTGACCAAGTCCGACAACGACACGCTGCAGTCGCGCCTCGAAGGCAGGACGCTGACCGACAGGGAACTGCTCGACATGGTGCTGGCCGACTGGAAAGGCCTGGACGGCGACGACGGCGCGCCCTTCATCTGCACCACGGAGAACCGTGCGGCGGCGGTGGAGGAATGGCCCTCGTTCGAGGCAGCCATCGCCTACAGCTACTTCGAGCACGCCTACCCGGCCGCGGCAAAAAACTGAGAGGCGCCGCGCGCCTAGTGCTCGGAACAGAGCATCGCGTCCATGACGAGCTGGACGACGATCTCCGCAGCCAGTGCGCGTCGCTCGGTCTCGACCCGGTCAGGCTCGTCTCTTCGACGGCCAGCGGCGGCGGCCCGCCACCTTTCGAGCTATGGCCCGAACACCAGGAAGCATTCGAGGTGTTCCATGCCTGCCGAACGCAGTGGCGGGTCGTCGCGGGGGCGGCGGGCGCGTGGTTCCAGGGGCTCGACTTCGGCGCCGTCGATGTCGCCATGAAGCGCCTGGGCATCCCGCGCGCACGCCAGCGCGAGGTGTTCCTGCAGCTGCAGGTGATGGAAGACGAAGGCATTGCGGTGCTGAACGCCTAGCGCCGACGCGGGCCCACGGCCAATCGAAGAAGCATGGGGCCGGCGGATGTCGGCCTCATTTTTTTCTTAGCTCAAACGGACGATACAGACATGGCTGCTTCAACATCAACCGGAACTCCTCCGGCATTCGATTTTTCAACCGTCACAAGGGCGATACCTAGCCTGCTTGAGGACGTCAAGAAAGTTAAGGGCTCGCTAAGCGGGATTACCGCTGCTGTTACTGGCGCTAGTGGCAGAAGCTCTCCGGCGCAGATGATTATCGAAACGGTCAACTACGTCGGCGATCAAATTCATAACGGAGCCCGAGAGAGCGCTAACTACAGCTCCGCGAAAGTGGCGTCAAACAACGCTATAGGTCTTACGAACGATCAGATCCAGGAAAAAGTGGTCGCGATCTCGAAGGCGAGCGGCATCACGCAGGCGCGAGGCGCAGAAGCAATCACGGCATTGATTGCAACGGGCAAGGTGCTGGATAGCCGCGTGTTGGATCTCGCTGTTGTTGCGACTGCAGAGCAGAGCCGGCTGCGGAGGATTCCAGTTGAAGAAACCGCTGCGAAGTTCGCCAAACTGGCTAGAGACCCCTCAAAGGCATCGATCGAACTGAACAACAGCGATGATTTTTCCAATTACCTGAAGCCCAGTGTTCTCAAGGAGATTCAAAGCCTCGAGGATCAAGGGAAGATGCTCGAAGCTGCTGCGCTGGCTCAGCATTCGTTCGCGGAGCCGCTGATTCAGCGCACCCGAAAGATGGCCGGGGCGATGACTGCCCTCGATCGGTTCAGTCTGTCAATGTCCGATGTAGGTGAGTCTTTCGAAGATTACTTGCGTGGTCTTGGGCGTCCATCCACCAAGCAGGAGCAGATTGCTGCCAGATCCAAGGCCATCGATCACTATCGCGACTCGCAGAACGCTCAAGGCGGACCGCTCTACGACGGCCCGAAGCATCTCGTTGCGAGATTGGCTGCGGAAAAGAGGGAGTTGGAAGAAGCGCAAGAACGGGAGGTGCAGCAGGCCACATCGGAGGGAAAGGTTGCACGCACTGCTCAAGCAGAGATGGCCGCCAACGAGAAAGCGCGAAGCGACAGCAACCGCGACAAAGACAACCAAGGCATTGCCATGGCCGTCACCAAGCAGCTGGAAGCGAGCGGCGTTCTCAGAGCGGCTGCATCTTCGGTGGCGAATCAAGGCGATTCGACATCCAGGAGGACACCGAGCGCCGGCATTCAACGTGCGGAAGTCGACGGACTGAGGCCTCACATTGCAGCTGTCTGCTGCGATTGCCAAGCGGGGACCGCGGGTTCGGCGAAGCAGGGGGGCCGTAAGAGCGGAGAGAGCGAATCGTCGAGTACGGCGCAAGGTGGCACCGAACAATCCCCAGTCGACGACGAAGAGAAGCGTCAGAAAGCGCTTGTCGAGACCATGCGCAAGGCCACATCGAGCATCCATGACCAGACGACGGCGCTCGAGGCCCAGAACATCGCGCATGGCAAGACCAAGTTCGCGGTGCAAGAACTCAATATCGCTCAACTGGAACGCCAGTACCAGGACCTGGACAACACCGAGCAGGTCATCCCTGGCTACCTCGATGCCCTGGGTGCGCGCATCGATGCGGAGAAGAGACTCCTGACGGTCACGCGTGATGCCGAGGGCATCGAAGCCGCCGAGAAGGAAAAGAAGAAGAACGAGGACAAGGCCAAGAAGATGTCCGACGACATCGGTGGCGCCTTCCGCGAAGGCTTCGTGAATCTGCTGGAGGGCAAGGACAACGCGCTCGACAAGCTCGGTGAATCGCTCAAGAAGAAGATCACTGCGTCGGTTGCCGATTCGCTCTATGACGCAACGTTGAAGCCGGCCGTCGAGGCGTTCTCCAGCTGGCTTCCCAAGGCATTCAACGGAATTTTCTCCGGCGGTAGCAGCAGCGGCACTGGATCGAGCTCTGGCTCCGGTGGAAGCTGGATCGGCAGTGCAGTGAGCACTGTGCTCGGCTTCTTCGGCATCAAGAGCGCAAACGGCAACGTCTTCTCGTCCCCCGGCCTGCACGCCTACGCCAACAGCGTCGTCAACCAGCCCACGTTCTTCCCGTTCGCCAACGGCATCGGCCTCATGGGTGAAGCAGGCCCCGAAGCCATCATGCCTCTGCGCCGCGGCTCGGACGGCCGTCTCGGGGTCAGTGCGCCTGGCGGCGGTGGCAATGCCGTGCCGACGATCCAGTTCGCGCCCTCCAACGTCTTCCACATCGACGCCCGTTCCGACCGCGGTGCGGTGATGGCCGACATGCAACGCCTGCTCGCGGAGAACAACCGTGGGCAGATGGAACAACTCAAGCGCGTGAAGGTGCTTCCCCAATGACCATCGTGACACTTCCACCCGACCTGCCGGTCAAGCGGCAGGACTTCGGCCTCCAGGCCTACGACCTGACTTTCAGCAACAGCGAATCGGGCGCGATGCAGGTCGCTGTGCTCGGCCCGGCGCGGCGCACCTGCACGCTCGTGAGCGAGGAGCGCATTCCGCTGATGCGGGATGCCGCCGCCTGGCGCACCCTCGTGCATTCGATGCGGGGCCAGGTCAACGTGCTGGCTGTGCACGACATGCTGCAGCCCGTGCCGCGAGGCACGGCGCGCGGTACCTGGACCGCGGTGGCGGCCGCCGCGGGAGCGTCCGAGCTGACGATCCGCATGGGCGCCTCCGAAGCGGGAAAGACGCTGCTGCAGGGCGACTGGATCGGCATCAACCAGGGATCGAACCACCGGCAGATGCTGCACATCCAGGCCGATGCGGTGGCCGATGCATCCGGCTCGATCACAGTGCGCTTCGAGCCCGTGCTGCGCACGCCCGTGGTGGCCGGCAGCCCGGTCGTCTGGGATCGCCCGAACTGCCTGATGCGTCGGGTCGACACGAAGACCACCTGGGCCTCGGAGTCGCGCACGCAAGGCGGCTTCAGCCTGGACCTGATGGAGTCGTGGGAATAATGACCGTCCAGACCAACTCCGGCTTCCAGACGGCCGCGCGCGCGCAGACCTTCGGCCAGCTGGCTCTCGTCGAGCTCAAGTTCCGAAGCGGCACCGCCCGCCTCACGAACTGGCCCCTGAGTCTTCAGCTGATGGGCGAGACATGGCAGGGCGTGGGCAACCTGGGCTCCATCGGCGAGCTCCATGAAAGCGAAGACGGTGCGGCGGAGAAGCTGACGCTCACGCTGTCGCCCGTCGACATCGGCACGCGCGCGCTCGCGCTCGGCGACCCGAGCGACTACCAGGACCGTGGCGTACGCGTGTGGATCGCGCTGCTCGACGCGGGAACGCTGCAGGTCAGCGGCGAACCGGTGCTGCGTTTCGCGGGCGTCATGGATCAGCTGAAGATCGAACGCGACGGCACCACCGCGAAGATTTCGATGGACTGCCGCACCGCCTCCTACGACGTGCGTTCCAACCCCGCGTCGCTGCGAACCAACGACGCCCAGCACCGCGCCAGGCATCCCGACGAGCGCGGCTTCGAGTACCTGAATTCCATGATCGGGTCGCCCACCGTGTGGGTCAACAAGCACCTGCAGATGGCACTGAACTACTGGGCCCGAGCACGAGGCAAATGAACATGACGAAGAACCTGGACGATTTCATCGCGGCGCGAAGAAGCGCGCCCTTCGAGTACTTCCGGCACGACTGCGTGCACATCGCCGCAGACTGGATCATCGCGCGCACGGGCAAGGATCCGCTTGCGGATCTGCGTGCGGCCGATGCGCCTGTCGGAAGAAAGAACCTGCTGGCAGCCATGCGCGCTGTGCGTGCGGCAGGCGGGTTCATGTCGGCAGCCTCCGAGCGGCTCGGCCCGGCCTTGCCGGGAGCGATGGCGCAACGCGGGGACGTGGTGCTGGCGCGCAGCGGCGGCAAGGTCGGGCGCGTGTCGGGCTACAGCTTCGGGATCTGCACGGGGTCGCACATCGCGGCGCCGGCGGCAGATCGGCTCGTGTTCTTGCCACTTACTGCCGGGGTTGCGACATGGCGTATCTGATTCGAAGAGGATTGCTCGCCGTCGCACTCCTGTTGGTTTGTGGTGCGGCGAACGCTGACGTCGTATCCGGGATTATTGGACTTGTCAGCTTGATTAGCAGTGGTGCCGCGGCCACTTGGGTCGTTGTCGGACTCAGTGTCATCTCGAGCGCATACAGCAACATGCAGGCCAAGAAGCAGGCCAAGGCCGCCGCGGCCCGCAAGCTCGCCGAGGATGTCGCGAACATCAAGGAGCGCACCACCACCATCATCGCGTCCGATGCGCCGCACACCGTCATCTACGGTGAGCCCGCACCTGTCGGTGGCGCTGTGGTCGCAGTGCTCACAGGTGGCGAGTTCAGCCACCTGAAGCACGTCGTGATGGTCCTGGCCGCGCATCCCAGCGAGGCCGTGACCGACGTCCAGATCGACGGTGTCTCGATCGGCGCGCTCGACGCGAACGGTTACTCGTCGAACCCGGAGTTCATCGTCACCGACTCGGAATCGATCGGTGGCGGCGTGCCCGGCGTCAACGTGCAGATCCATCTGTCGCCCGACGGCGTCGACACGGCCGACGCGTACATGCGTGCGAACCTCGATCCGTGGCCCGCCAGCAAGGGACTGTGGACCGACGCACACAAGCTCAGCGGCTACACCTACATCGTCGTCACGCTCAACCTCTTCGTCGAACGCTTCCAGGGTGGCCTGCCCGCGATCACCGCGAACGTGAAGGGCAAGAAGGTCTTCGACCCGCGCACCGGCGCCACCGTGTACAGCCGCAACCCCGCGCTGTGCCTGGCCGACTTCCTGCGCTCGGAAGAAGGCTACCTCGCCTCCAACGACCAGATCGACCAGAACGCGCTGATCGTTGCCGCCAACGCCTGCGACACGGCCATCTACAACCCCGCCACGGTTGCCGCCGATCGCCCCAACTACGGCGGCAGTGTCGCGCGCTACACCTGCGACGGCATGTTCCGCTCGGATCAGGACCGCGACAGCACGCGCCAGCAGCTCGAAGACACGATGGCCGGCTACAGCCTCGAGTCGGGCGGCGTCTGGCGCATCCTGGCCGGTGCGTGGACCACGCCCGTCCTTTCGCTGACCGACGACGACCTGCTGGCGCCCATTACCGTGGTGCAGACCTGCAACCCGGGCACTGCCCGCTACAACGGCGCGAAGGGCACGTACGTCAACCTCACGCGCAACGGCGTCTCGGAAGACTTCAAGCAGTACCAGAACGCGGTCTTCCGCGAGAACGACCAGAAGGACAAGTTCCTCGACCTCGTGCTGCCCTTCACCACGGCCCACGCGCGCACCCACCAGATCGCGCGCGTGCTGGTGGAGCAGAGCCGTGGCGGCTTCGTGCTGCAGATCCATCCGAAGATGCTGGCGTGGCACTTGCAGCCCGGTGACCGCATCGTGCTGACTAGCGCGCTGTACGGCTTCGCCAACAAGCCGTTCCGCGTGCAGGACTGGACCTACTCGCTGAGTTCGCCGCTCTCGTTCCAGCTCATCGAGGACGAGGAAGCCTTCTACGACACCGCCGACGAAGTGCGGCGCGATCCGTCGCCGAACACCAACCTGCCGAACCCCTTCCTGCTGCCGCAGCCTCCGCTCGATCTGCAGGTGCGCAGCGGCCAGGAGCAGATGGTGCAGCAGGGCGGCACGCTGGTGATCCGCGCGCGCGTGAGCTGGTCTGCTTCGGCGGAGGACTCCGTGCGACGCGGTGGCAACGTCCAGGTGCAATGGCGCACGACTTCGCCGGTCGGCGACTGGCAGAGCGTCACGCTTCCGGGCACGGTTACCGAGACCTTCCTGCTCGGCCTCGAAGTGCACGGCGAGTACCAGGTGCGCGTGCGGTTCATGACGGCCTATGCGTCGAGCTACTGGACGATGGTCACGCACACCCTGCAGGGCGCGAGCGTGAAGCCGGGCGACGTCGAGGGGCTGAGCCTCACCGTCGAACCGAACGGCGTGGTGGCACGTTGGTCGGCTCCGGCCGGCATCGACCTGCTCGAGTGGGGCGCGACGCGGATCTTCATCGGGCCGACCTTCGAGACGGCGGTGGAGCGATGGACCGGCAAGGCCCTGACCGCGAACATCGGATGGCTGCCGGCCGGAACGGTGAAGGTGTGGGCGCAGCATGGCAATACGCAGGGTGTGTGGGGTGTGCCTATCTCCACCACCGTCGAGGTCGCGCCGCCTGCGCAGCCGATCGTGCGTGGCGAAGTGTGGGGATCGCAGATCGAGATGGCCTGGCAGCCATGCGGCACCACGCAGCCCATCTCGGCTTACATCGTCAAGATGGGGCCGACACTGGCTGAAGCTGTCGAGATCGGTCGCACGGGCTCGCTCAACTTCGTGCGCAACGAGCCTGTGGCTGCCACGCGCATCTATTGGGTGACTGCGTTCGATGCGGCTGGCAATGCCAGCGATGCGGGTTACGTCCAGCTTGCTTCGTTGCCTTCGATCGATGAAGCGCTGGCCGAGCTCCAGGAGGGGCTCGATGGCATGGTCGCGGACCTGCTCAACGTCAACTCCGGTATCGCCGAGCGCCTGCTCGACGAGACCATCGAGCGCGGCACCGCGATCACGCAGATGCAGCACCTTGTGGCCGAGGGCAATGAGCAGCTGGCTCAGCGCATCGATACCGTTGCCGCGAGGGCCGTGGGCTATGTGCGCGCGAACCTCGTGTTCAACGGGGGCTTCGAGTTCGATCTAGACGGATGGACCGCGAGTGCAGGTACCTGGACCCTGGAGCAGGACGATTGGGGCACTTCGGCGCGGTTGATTGGTGCAGTGCCCCCCACGGGCCAGTTGGAGAGCCCGCGCTTCCCGGTCAGCCCCGGCAACTGGTATTCGGCTTCGGGTGATACGCGATTCAACTCCGAGACGGGCCAGTCGGGTCTTGTCCTCGAGTTCTTTGATGGAGCCGGCCGCTCGCTCGGAAGTACCGGCAACCAGAAGGCCGGTGGACACGATTTCCTGAACTCGCAGGAACGCCGCAACGATCTGGCCGTCGAGGCTGTCGCGCCGAACGGTGCAGTGAGGGCAAGCGTCAGTTTCGCCTGGTCCGGCTACACCGCAGGCGGCATGCTGGGGCTTCGCTACGTCAAGGTCGAGCAGGGACGCTTCCCGGTCACACCGTATAGCGCAGAGGCAAGCGACCGTGGGGCGATTTCGGCGGTACGTGAGGAGGCAATGGCGCGCGCTTCGGCGATCGAGGCCGAGGCCTTCGCACGCACCACGCTCGCCGCGCGGGTGAATGGTGCCGAGGCATCCATAGCGCAGGAGTCGGCGGTGCGCGCCGACGAGACCGGGAAGCTTTCCGCGAAGTGGGGACTGAAGGTGGTTGCCGGCAACAAGACTGCAGGCATCCTGCTGAACAACGAGGGTCAGCAAAGCGACATGGTCGTGCTGGTCGATCGGTTCGCCATCAGCACCATCGATACAGAAGGGGCGATCAAGTATCCCTTCGTCGTGGGCGCGGTCGCGGGCGTCTCGACTGTCGGCATCGACGGCAACCTGGTGGTCGACGGGACGATATCTGCGAGAGCGATCAACGTGAACCAGCTATCCGCGATCACTTCCCGGCTGGGCTATGTGACCGCGGGCCAGGTCGACATTTCGGGGGATGGCGTCGGAGGCTGGGGCTATCTGCGCAGCGCGGGTAAGTGGTACGCCGACGGTCAATGGGGTTGGGTGTTCGGGCGGCACCAGGGCGGTCAGACTTTCGCGGAAGTCGCGTGCGGTCCATCCGGCCTGCAGATGAATTCGGCCAATGGGTCTTTCCGAATGTGGGGGCCGGGATTCAACCTGGACAACGGCGGATTGACGATCGGCCAGGTCGACGTGATCGACACCTTCAATCTTCGCGGGCAGGCCGTGACTGTTCCCATAGCGAGCGCGTCGGGTGGTACTTCCGTCACTGTCGTTTATGTCGTCCCCGGAGACCAGACGCTGCAGACCTTCATCTTCGGCTGCACGTTCGTGATGGACACGTCGTTCGCATACATCCTGGTCGACGGCGAGCGCAAGTGGACGGGAGCGGGCTTTGCGCAGAGCACGATCTCGGGCGGCATTGTCGTTCCGCTTGCGCCTGGTCGTCACACCTTGACGATGGTTTCGCTGTCGTCATCCGCCGGCGTCGCCGGCACCTCCATCTACGCGCTTTCCACGCGCCGCTGAACATGTTCTCTTTCACCATCTACAACCGAATCACCGGCGAAGTACTTCGCTGGGGCACCGTCGCTCGGCGCGAGTGGTGCGACGCCCAGCTGCAGGCTCCTGTGGAGGCGCTCCTCATGGAGGAGATTCCCCGAGGTCACTACATCGTCGACGGTCGAGCTGTCTCCATGCCTGAGTGCCCGAGCCCGGAGCATGTCTTCGACTGGTCGACACATGCCTGGCACGACCCTCGTTCACTCGCCGACCTGCGTTCAGGCCTCAAGGCCGAGATTGCGCGTCGACGCTGGGAGCTCGAAGTGGCAGGCCTCACCATGCCCGATGGCTTGCGCGTAGGGACCGGCCGGGAGGATCGAGCTGCAATGGCGGCCGTCGTCACCGGCATGGTGCAGGCCGGGGTCGACGAGGTCGACTTCAAGACGCCGGCGGGATTTCGCCGCATGACCCGGGAGACGCTGCAAGCTGCCGCCAATGCCGTCACGCTGCATGTGCAGGCGTGCTTCTCCGCCGAGGCGGCGCACGGCGCACTGATCGACTCCATCACCGAGCGCAGCACTCTGCTGCATTACCCCGTGGCCGACTTTCCTTCCGTGCCGAGCTCGATCGGCCGCGCCGCTTAACCCTGTTCATCAACCAATCCGATCAATTCACCCAAGGAGCACCACATGCCTTACACCACTGCCTCTGCGAATGCACTTCTCAAGCTTGTTCTCCAGGCGATATCTATTCCAGGCATTGCCGACAACGCCGCGGCGTCGCCTTCGGCATCCTTGTACGTGAGCCTTCATACGGCAGCACCGGGCGCTGGAGCGAACCAGTCCACGAATGAAGTTGCCTATCCAGGATATGCGCGCGTTGCGGTCGCTCGCGGTCCGGCCGGATGGACGGTTGCAGGAAACGTCGCAAATCTCGTTGCCGCGATGGAGTTCGTCGAAGTTACCGGCGCAGGAGTATCGAGCGCGACCCACCTCGGCATCGGCACTGCTGCTACCGGCAACGGGATCCTGCTGACCTACGGTGCGCTCGACCCCGTCATCCCGATCCAGGCTGGCGTGGCTCCCCGGCTGAAGACGACCACCAAGGTCACCTTCGAGGTCTGAGCATGGCCGTAGTCTTCGAAAACCGGGTCGTCGAGGCTTGCACCACGCTCGGCACCGGCAATCTCGTGGTCTCTGGTGCCGACTTGGGTTATTCCACCTTCGCAGAGAAGGTTCCTGTCGGCTCGACCATTCACTACCTGTGCGAGAGCGTCAACGCGGTGGGACGACCCACGGGCGAGTTCGAACTCGGGCGAGGTACGTACGTCGCGGTGAACACGATCTCGAGGGACAACGTCGTGTCGTCTAGCAATGCAGGCGCGCTGGTGGATTTCACACAATCCAACAAACGCCTTTCTCTGACGGTGCTCGCCCCTGCCTCTCCTGTCATCCGCGCCGATTGGCGAGAGGTGTTGGGTGCGCAAGTCGAGCCGGGCGTCATTGGCTACACAGCTGCTTCCGTGCCGCCACCTGGCTGGCTCAAGCGCAATGGCGCGGCGGTCTCTCGCACGGTTTACGCCTCGCTGTTTGCAGCTATCGGGACTACCTACGGCAGTGGTGATGGGACAACAACCTTCAACTTACCTGAAGGTCGCGGCGAATTCGACCGTGGCTGGGACGATGGGCGCGGTGTGGATGCGGGCCGGGCGCGCGGTTCCGCACAGACACAGCAAACGCCGGATCATTTCCATGCAATGCCCTTCGGTTGGGACGACGGCTCGATGCTTTGGATGTGGAACAACGGCGCGATTCTCCCCGCCTTCGGCTCACAAGTCATTGGGGTAGCCGGGGCAACGCTGAATGGTAAGTCCACTGGGAATTCTGCATTTACCGGGCGTTTCGCCTATACGGAGACCAAGAAAGGGGAGAGCGGCGTGAATGCTCCCCGCAACGTCGCGTACCTCCCAATCATCAAATTCTGAGCGCCACTATGAGCAAGACCGTTTATTCGTTTCAATCAGGTACGGGTGCTTTCACCGGGGCGCTGGACCTGGATCGCGGTGATCTGTCGCCACTGCAGCCAACCGTTTACTTAATCCCTGGCAACTGCCTTGAAGCACCACCGCCGGCACCCGCATCCGGTAAGTGGCCATTCGCTGTCGATGGCGGCTGGGTGCTGCGAGATCTGCTCGTTGAACCCGAACCTCAACCAGAGCTGGAAATTACTCTTGAAGAGCGTCGTGCTCGATTAAAGGCTGCCGCCACAGCGCGGCGCTGGATGGTCGAGACAGGTGGTATCACTTGGACCGATGGAGCGAAGGTAAAAACCGGCATCGATGACCAGACGCGCATTGCCCAGGCCATTCAGGGCATGGAGGCCAACGGCTATGCGGATGTGTCGTTCAAGGCTGAGTCTGGGTGGCTCACGCTTACGCTGGCGCAGATGCACGTATTGCTGAAGACCATTGCAATCCATGTGCGCGCCTGCTTCGAAGCCGAGCGATCACATCACGTGGCAATCGATGCCCTGGACGCATCCACCATTGAGAGCTACGACGTGCTTGCGAATTGGCCTAGCGGATGCGCATGA